TCGCAATACCCCCCTGCCTCGAGGACGGTGGCGACGGCGGGGTCCGAGATGAGGCAAGAGAAGGTGATGGCCCCCGCGTTGGACGACCCGGCGACCCCGAAGTCGGCGACCATCTCCTTGGCGTCGTTGAGGAACTCGCTCCCGTAAAGACTCATAAACTTGCCGGGTTTGGAAGGGGAGACAAAAAAAGACCCCCCGAGGTTTCCCAAGGGGGGTCGGCATCATGCGGCTAATGCCGCACCGCTTACGCGGACTTGATGCGCTTGAGGTTCGCGCGGCCCTTCGCGGCGCCGAAACGGACGGCGGCGGTCAGGTACAGGATGCCGCCCGTGTACTCCTGCTCGACGAGCATCGAGAGGCCGCCCATGGTGGCGACGGCGGAGTTCGGGGAAGCGGACCAGACCGAGCCGGTGCCGATCGCGATGGCGTCCTTGGCGGCGGCGAAGCCGACGAGGTTCTCGCCGTTGGCGGAGAGGCCAGCGTACTGCATGACCTGGAGCGTGCCGATCTGGCCGACGATGCCGGTGCGGACCACGCTGTTGTTGCCCTGCGTGTTGAACGCGGAGGTCAGCTTGGCGTCCTTGCGGAGCGCGCCGATGTAGGTCGAGTTGAGGACGAGGCCGCGCTGTTCAGGAGCGAGGAGGTCGTCGAGGGCCACGTCGAGGTCCACCACGTCGTTGTAGTCGAAGTCGGCGGCGGCGATGACGATGTTCGAGGAGTAGTTGGCGTTCGTGACGAGGGCGTTCACGACGCTGTTGCACTTCTTCACGATCTTCGCCGAGACTTCTTCCTTGAACGCGTTGATGACGCCTTCGGCACCCCAGGCGGCGAGTTCGTCGGCGCTGAAACCACGGGTGGCGTGGTAGTGGGTGAGGGCCACGGACGCCTTGGTCATGTCGGCGTCGCCGGTCTGGTGGTAGCCGCCGTCGGCCTTGGAGAAGGCGATGGCGTCGTCACCAGCGACGAACGGGACGTCGATGGTCGTGCCGCGGTCTTCGCGGGACTGGGCGAGCGTGGTGAAGAGGTCGAGGACGGGGAGCTTCGGGCGCACGTCGGCGACGATGATGTCGGCGAGGGCGGCAGGAGCGATGTCGAATCCGGAGTTAGCCATAGGTGTATGTTAGTGGATGAGGGTTGAGGGAAAGATTACTTGATGCGACCGAAGAGGATCGCGGAACGGTTCGCGTTGAGGAACGCGATACGGGCGGCGGACGGGGCCATCGCGGCGTACTCGGCGCGGATTTCCTCGACCGACTTCGCGGGGGCGGCGGTCGGCTGCTCCATCTTCGCGGGTTCGGTGCCGGTGCTGGCGACGATGTCGGCGGCCTGCTTGGACGCGGAAACCTTGGAGGCCTCGAGGTCGGCGATGAGCGCCTTGAGCGTGGCGACCTCGGAAGCGGCGGCCTCAAGCGAGGCGGTCAGTTCGTTGACCTTGGCTTCCTTCGCGGAGGCGTCGGCCTTGGCGGCGGCGAGTTCATCGGCGGCGCCGACGGTGAGCTTCTCGACGGTGGCGCGGAGGTCGTCGCGTTCGGCGGTCAACGCCAGGGCGACGGTGCGGAGTTCGGCGACTTCAGCTTCGGGAGTGATTTTGCTCATGTCTGATTTTGTCGTGTTTGGAAGAAACGCCGTCGCCTCGTCGAGCTGCTTGACCTTGGCTTCCGCCCAGTCGGCGGTCCGCATGATGTCGCCCGAGGTAGGTCCACCCCATAGCGCCCACGCGACCGCACCCGCCCCGGGGAATGCCTCGTTGTCGGGCTGGTTCTTCGGGGCATCCATGTCGGGGCGGTGACGCTGGAACCACGGCCCCATGCGGCGGACCTTGTCTTCGGATACGGACCCCGAGGCCATTTCTCGGGCCTCGCGTAGGGTCTGCTCCGTGACTCCGTCGCCTGACTTGCCCTCCTTGTGCCAGTCAAGGCCGCGGCGTGCGGCTTCGCTGACGTACTCGGGGACGTCGATAGGCATCAGAAGGACCGCAGGGCCTCCTCGAAGGAGTCAGCCAGCCCCGTCACCAGACCGAGTCGGGCCGCCTGCTTGCCGGAGAAGGTGCCGCCCGTGAAGGCGTCCTGCGAGACGTTCGTGCGGGTCGTGCGGACCGAGGCCATGAAGTCCTCGTCGATGCCGTCCACCTGCGCCTGGAGGTCGGCGATCTGGGCTTCCGTGAGGGACGTGCCCTCGATGCCGGCGCCCTTGAGGGGGGACTGCTTCGACTTGATGACCACCATGCGGACACCCGCGTCAGCGTAGGCCTGCGAGAAGTCGGGGATGACCATGTAGACGCCCACGGAACCGACCGAGCCAGAAGGCAGGGCCACGAAGCGGTCGGCGGCGGAGGCCAGCCAGAGGGCGGCGCTGTTCGCTTCCTCGGCGTAGGCCATCGTCGGCTTCGAGATGCGGCGAATCTTGTTCGCGAGCTCGGGCACGCCAGTCACCGTCCCGCCAGGGGAGTTGACGCGGAAGGCGATCTTCTTGACCGAAGGGTCGGCCTCGAAGGCGTCGATGGCGGCGGAGATGGCGTCGACGTCGGCGGCGCCCAGCATCGACTCAAGCGGGGACACCCCCTTGCCGATGACCCCATCGATGGGGATCACGCCCTTGCCGTCGTTCGTCACGTAGGCCTGCGGACGGTCACCGAGGAGCTTCGAGATGATGTCGGTGAGGGCGTACTTGTCGGCGACCGCCTTGGCGTCGGCGGCGCGGTGCGGGTCGATGGCGAGGGGTTCGCGACCCTTGAGGCCGTTGGTGAGGAAACGCATTTTAGGAAGGGAAGGTGTCGTCGGTTGGTTGCTCGATGCCGGAGTCGCCATCGTCCTCGGGGTCGCCGGCGGGGCGCGTGCCCTGTTCAGCCATGTCCTCGGCGGCGTCTTCCGCGGAGTCCTCCGCTTCGGCCTTCGGCTGGGGTTGCATGTTCGTGAAGCGCTGCATGGCTTCCTCGAAGGTGACCTTGCCGTTGGTCGCCGCGACGATGTCCTTGGCGAAGACGATGTCCTGGACGTGCTCCTTGAAGGTCTTGCGGAAGTCGATGCCGCGCTTCTTGGCGATGGCGGAGAAGGACGTCAGGCCGGCACGGAGGTCTTCGCGGTCGTTCGCCGAGTCGCGTCCGTTGTCGATGGACGGGGCCTGCGGGACGGAAAACTCGACGTCGGCCCACTTCGGGTCGTCGGGGAGGAGACCCTTGCTGATTCCGTCAGAGATGCGCCATTGCCAGTCGGGCACGCAGTAGTCGTCGTGCACCATGCATTGGATTTGACCGACATAGCGGTCCGCCTTGCCGAGCACCATGCGGACGAGGGCAGACCCGGCCTTCGAACCGTCGCCGACCACCTCGTAAGGCAGGCCGCCGCTGGCGATCATGCGCGCAAGGATGGCGTTGAACATCTCCATCGACTGGCGGGGGAAGTTCGGGCTGACGGACTTGAGGTCCTCGCCGGGTTCGAGGACGAGGAGTTTCCCGCCCATCTGCGAACCGATGGAGCCGAAGTCGGACGAGCCGGCGCCGTTCAAGTCGGCGACGAGGGATTGGTCGGCGAACCCGCCGGCCTTCGTCAGCACGCTGGGGACGTCGGTGACCTGTTTCACCGCACGCTTCTCGAGCTCGATGATTTCGTTCTGGTCCTGCATCGAGTTGAGCGCCTGCTGCATCGGAGGGATGCCGTGGGCCGCCGTGATGCGGGATTGGTTGGCGATTTGCAGGAAGGACTCGGCAGGGATAAGGCGGAAGGACTGGTCGTCGTTCTGGACCCAGATGCCGATGACCTCGCCGTATTGACCGAAGCGGAAGCCGTCCCAAGTGTCCGGCGTCAGTTGCTTCGGGTCCGTCGGGGAGACGACGCGATGGCCTTCGATGAGCTGGGTCTTCGCCCGACCCTGGCTGTCGCGCACCTTGAGGGCGAACACCTCGCCGTCGACAGCCCAAGTGTGTACGATGATGCGTTGCAGTTGCTCGCCCGTGAAGCGTCCCGTGATGTCGGCCCGACGCGTCTCGCGGTGGTAGTACTCCTCGTAGAGCCGCGCCTTCGCGGGGTCTTCCGCGTGGGAGGTCGGCATCATGCCGT